TCGTCGCTCGGCAGGTAGGGCCGCCGGTTCGCCAGCTGCCGGATCATGCGGCGTCTCCCGGCTGGGGCCGCAGACGGCGGCGCAGCGGCACGACGTTGCCGGCGATCGCCGTGGGCAGCGTGCGGGCGCCGAAGGGGATCGCCGTCCGTTCGAGCTGCTCGACCTCGTCGGCGAGGTCGTAGAACTCGGCCATCAGATCGCCGATGTACCGCTCGTCCATCACGCCGTCGCGGTACCCGTCCAGCACGGCCTCGGCCATGTTTCGGACCTGCTGGCTCAGGGGGCTACGCATGGGACCCTCCGATCTTGCTGTGCGGGCAGGCCGACCGGCACGCCCGGTAGAGGCGGACCCGCTCGTGGTTGGAAGGGGTGAAGGGCTTCCGCTGCTCGGCGAGGCAGCGCTGGGTCGGGATCTCGCCGAGCACCGGGCAGGCCACGACCTCGGCCATGAAGGCGCCTCGAACGGCGGCTTCAACGCGGGTCAGATCCCCCGCGTACCGCCCCTTGAGCACGGTGGAGACGACGGCCGGGCTGTAGCCGATCGCCTCCGCCGCGCGCGCCTGGCTGGTCGCGTCGCAGGCCCGCGCCAGGGCCAGCAGCCAGGCGGGCAGCTCCTCGCCCCAGGCGGAGCGCGCGCGGTCGATCGCGGCGCCGCTCACAGCGACGGCTCCTGCGCCCAGACGGTCTCGCCCAGGTTCGGGTCCCAGACCGTCTTGACCCGCTGCACCATCGGCGCCCGCGGGCCGGTGTTCCTGGACTTCAGGAAGCGATAGGTGGCCTGAGTGCCCGGCTTGCCCGGCCGGACGACGGCCAGGTAGCCGGCGCGCGCCAGGTGCTTGACGTAGTCCTGGGCGTCGACCTCGGAGACGGGCGTTGCCTCGGTCGAGGCATGGACGGCGAGATCGCGGGTGCTGAACTCGCCGATCATCTTCATGGCCCGCCACATCTGGTCGCGGGCGCCGCCCTGCCTGACCTCGGTGCCGTTGCGCCGCACCCGCGGCGCCTCGACGCCGACGTCCCGGACCAGCAGGTAGGCGATGGCGGGGAACGGCGCGCCGCCCTTGACGCCATAGGCGCCGCTCCGGCTTTCCTGCAGGCCGACGCGCCTGACGTAGCCGGCCGCCTCCAGGCCGGCGACATAGCTCTTGATCGTGTCGCGGTGCATGTTCGTCTCGCCGGCGAGCTGCGGCACCGTGAACTGGACGAGGCGGCGGACGGCCGACCAGATCGCGTCGCGGCTGACCGGGCGCTTGCCGGCCGCCGCCAGGTGGACGGGGCGCCGGGCCATCACGAGAGCCTCCGCTTCGGCGCTTCGCCGGTGTAGAGCGGCCGGTCGCCCCAGGCGGCCCGGTCGATCCGGTCGGCGCCCATCGCCTGCGCCTCCTTCTCGATCCGGTCGAGGTTGACGCAGAGCCGGCGCGCCGAGCCGTGGGCCAGCTCGACCAGGTGCTGCAGCAGGTCGTCGGCGATCTCGACGCGGCGGACGTAGAGGCGGCGCAGGTGCCGGGCGTCGCCCAGGTCGAGCGGCTGCGCCGGCGCCCACTCCAGGATGCGGCCGTCGAACCGCTCCCAGCGCTTCAGCTTCGCGGGAAGCTGTTCCTCCCCGATCAGCAGGATCGGGCTCGCCGAGCCGTCGTAGATGTCGCGGACCAGGTCGACCATGCGGCGGTCGACGACGTGGTCCATCTCGTCGATGATCAGCGGCCGGCGGCTCAGCACCAGCTGCTCGGAGATCTGCTCGACCATCTCCGGGATGGTCTTCGCCGGCTCGATGCCCATCTCCCGGAGCACCGACAGCAGGAAGAACCGCCGCGTCCAGGACGCCTTGGCCTCGACGTAGTAGGCCCGGTGGCTGTTGGCGGCATAGGCCGCGCTGACGCTCTTGCCGAAGCCCGAGGGGCCGTAGAAGGCCGCCATGCCGGGCAGGTGGCTCTCCCGCTCCATGACGCGCTCCAGGGCCGCCAGGCACAGCGCCACGTTGCGCAGCGGCGCCGTGGTCGAAGCGCCGTTGACCGGCAGGGATCCATCCAACATGCTTCAGCTCCTTGACTGTTGTTTCATTTACCCGGCCGCGGTCATCGGGAAGGCACTCCCGAAGTCCGCGGCCATCCTCATCCGGGCCTTCCAGTCGTGATGGGTCTGGTAGTGCGCGTGCCAGCGCGCCTCGGCGTCGCCGATCGTCTCGCCGGCCTTGATCTGGCGGTCGACCTCGCACCACAGCTCGAAGCGCGCCTCGGGGTCGTCAGGGACCCTGAAGCCCGTCGCCGTTGCCGCCTGCCGCTCGCCGGCCATCTCCGCGACGAGCGCGGCCTGACGCGCCTCGATCTCGCCGGCAAAGGGCATGGGGGCGAAGGGCGTGGCGGGCTGGTGCTCCAGCAGGCCGGGACCGCGCTCGGCCTCGACCTCCTCGGCGTGCTGCCGCAGCAGGCGGAGGCGGGCCTCGGCGCGCTCCTGCCTGGAGTGCTCGACCTTGCTGGCCGGCTGCTCGGGGATGACGTTGGCGTCGCGCTCGGCGACGCAGATCAGGCGGCCCTCGTCGAGGGTGCGCACCCACACCCGGGAACCGTCGTGGATATCGTAGCCGACCCGCACCTTCTCCCGGCCGAGGGGGACCAGATCCCGGTGGAAGTAGCGGCCCCAGGGCAGCTTGATCTCGCCGCGATAGGCGGTGCGGACCTGGTAGGGCCGGAACAGGTCATCGGTCGCCTCGGCCGGCAGCGTCATGGGCTCCCAGCCTTGCGCGCGCCAGTCCGCCAGGCACTCGGCCGGCGACATGTGCCGCAGCCGGCCGGTCGCCGCGTCGCGGATCTTCGGGAGGCCGCGGTGCGGCCGGTTGTTGTAGGCCTCGACCTCCGTCTCCGCCCAGGACAGGAAGTCCTTCCAGCTCATCAGCAGGCGCGAGGCGCCGGTCTCCTTGATGTCGCTGGCGACCAGCTTGACGATGCGGCGCCGCGCCTCGTTGTCCATGTCGCGGCCGTTGTAGGTCGGCAGCGAGCGCGCCGAGCGCTTCCACAAGGTCCCCTGCAGGCGCTCGATCTTGCCGCGCGCCTGGGCGCGGCCGGGCAGCGCCTGGGTCGGCGTCGCGCCGATGCGGCCGAGGAAGCCGGTGACTGCCGCCGAACTGGCCTCGCCGGTCATCACCTGGTTGACGAAGCCGCTGCCGTTGTCGGTGTAGAGCAGGGCGAACTGGCCCAGCCGCTCGACGCCGCAGCGCAGCGTGTCCATCACTACCCAGGTGCTCTCGGCCAGGCCGGCCGACCACCCGAAGACGTAGCGGGTGACGACGTCCATGACGGCGCAGACCTCGGGCCGGAACGGCCGGCCGTGGACCGGGTGCGCGACGTCGGCCTTGAAGGTGTGGCCGTCCGCCGTGACCACGTCGAGCGGCTCCAGCCCCTCGGTGGAGCGGCGCTTGAAGCCCTTGACCGACAGCAGCGCGTTCGGGCCGAGGCGGCCGCGCTCGCGCTCGACGACCGACAGCCGCTTCAGGAAGCGCCGCGCCTGGTCATACGAGGGGGCCGGAACGTCTTCCGGCAGGATGCCGGGCAGGTCTTCCATGACGGCCGCCAGCGGCCGCTTCGTGGGCGCCCGGTAGAGCCGCATCAGGAAGGGCGCCCACGCCGGGATCACGAGGAGCGCCCGCGCCTCGCGCGGGGCGAGAGCGGCAGCGCCCTTCACCGCCTCGGCCCGCCAACGGTAGATGGAGGGGCGGGAAAGGGTCCTCTTTCCGTCCTTCCCGGTCCGCGCGTTGGCGACCGGCACGAGCGCCTGCAGCTCGGGCCGGAGCCGGCCCTCCGCGGCGCGCTCCACGACCTCCATGATCGCCGCCTTCGGGCCGCTGACCACCGCCAGGCGGTCGACCTCGTCCAGGATCGCGGCCCGTGCCTCCAGGCAGCGGCGCTGCCAGTCGGCGAGCGGTGCGGCCTCCGCGAGCGGCTTCTCGGGCTCGGCCGACGCTGGGAGGCTTGCGGGGGCCGGCACTGCGTCCGCGGCCCTCTTCAGCAGCGCCTTGCGGGCTTTATCCGGCAGGCTGGAGACGTGATAAAGCCAAGCCTGCGAGCTGCCAGGCGCACGCTCTCTCCGCCACTTCTGGCGGTCCGCGATCTTGTTGACGCCTCGCGCGGTGGACGCGCCAATGCCGGGGACGCCGGCAAGCTCAATGGCGCTGTACCACTCCTTCACCGCGCTCATCGTGCCGCCTCCTGCAGCAACGGCAGGGGTGGCAGGCTGGACGCGATGCGGCGCTGCTCGTCCTGGCCGTAGGCGATCAGCAGCGCCCACTGCCCGAGCCGCGCCAGGCGCGCTTCCTGGGTGTCGCTGAGGCGGGCGCCGATGTCGGCCGCCAGCCGCTCCATCACGTGGTTGGTCCCGGCGGCGATGCAGAAGGCCGGCAGCAGGTCGGCCGGCATCCGGTTCGGCCGGGCCGAGCCGGTCCAGGTGTCGAGCATCGGCTTGGTGACCGGCCGGCCGGCGAGCGCCGTCATCGCCTCGGCGATCTCCGCCCGGTCGAGCGGCGAGCGCTCGATCGCCTCGTTCAGCCAGCGCCGGAGCTGCTGGTCGATGTCGTGGGAGGCCGGCGCCTGGCTCGGCGCCTCGGGCACGGCCACCAGCTCGATCCGGTCGAGCAGGCGGAGGAAGTCCATCTGGCGCGGATCTCGGCGGCGCCCTGTTTTCCTTGCTGTCATGCTGCGGAACCCCTTCGTTTTCTTGGTCTTCACCGCGCGCCGAAAAAGCACGACCGGACGCCCGTGGGCGCCCGGCCGTGGAGTTTCGGGTCGCAGCTGCCGGGAAAGCCCGCCCGGCGCGGGTGACGAGACTGGCGGCCGTCACCTTGGCGGATGACGGCCACCGGCCCTTCCCCTAGTCTCGATGTCGCCAAACAACCGAGGGGGGAACTTTGAATGTCAGTCGAATTCGGTGCGCACGAGAAGATCTTCGCGCTCTTCACTGCCAACGTGGCGCTGGTCCGCACTCTCTCAGAGAGCGGTGCGCTCGACCGAACGCTGTTCATCGAGCAGTTGTCTGCGGCTCGCCAATGGCTCATCCAGCACGGGGAGAAGGGAGCGCTGACTGCGTTCGACGAGCTCATCCCGATGCTCACTGACGCTTAGCCGCCCAGCCGCGAGGCGGGCTCCGATCGGCCCGCCAACACCTTGCGGCCTTCATCGAGGCGGCGAGCCGGCTCAGCTCGGCCGTCGCCTCTTCGAACGAGGCTCCCGACGCAACGAGACGCTCTATCGCGGCCCCGATCTCCGCGAGGTCTCGATCCGTCACGCCTGACGGCACACTGAGCGACGGGCGGAAGTAGGCGGCGGCGTCCGTGCTCATGCCGCCCTCCGCCTTTGAACATTACGGCGGCGGCCGGCTGCGCTATCCTTGTCAACATTCGTGGCGCCGCGCCCCTGCCGGGGTGTGCCGTCTGGATGATGGAAGTGCGGCCAGAGCGAGAAGAGGCCGGCGCCCAGGTCCTCGGCGATCGCCCGCATGGGACCCGGGACGTACCGGCCATAGGCGAGCACGTTGCTCAGGGACGACTGGGCGTAGCCGATCTTCCTGGCGAAGGCGGCGATCGTGCCGTGCCGCTTGCGCAGTGCCGCCCGGATATCCTCCGGATGCCATCCCTGGGGCGTGTCCGCCATCTCTGGTCCTTCTTCTGCCCGACCCTGCCAGGTCGGGTTTTGCTGGG